GACGCGACCGGACGATGCCCGCCTTGTCCAAGATGCGGGAGAACTGACCGCTGGCCACTGACACCGTCAGCTTGTGCAGGCGCGGCGTGATGGGGCCGGTGCCTTGCAGGCTGGCCAGTTCCCCGATAAGCGGGACGGCAACTACCTTGCCCTTGCGAGATTTCTTTTGCGGGACAAAGCGCAGGACGCCGCCGTCAATTTCTTCGTGGAAGCGGTTGCAGGCGTCCCAGAGCCGCATGCCGTAGTAGAGTCCGAAGAGGCAGGCGACCCGCCATTCCTCGTCCACGATGGCAAGGATGCGCCCGATCTCGTCCGGTGTAAACGACCGGCGCTTGGCCGCGTCCGAACGGCTAATGGTGAGCAGTTCCGCGGGGTTGACGTCGATCTGGCGCAGGAGGACGGCCCGCCGGAAGACTGACCGGATCGTGGCGATGATGAGCGCACCAGTGTTATCCGAATAACCCTTGTCCTTGAGGTCGCGGAAGAAGGCGCTGATGTCGTCCGGCGTCATGTCGCGCAGATCGTGGCTAACCCGCACGCCGAGCCAGCGGGCGAAGTGGGCGATGTCGGTGCGGTATTTGTCGATGGTCTTGGGCTTGGCCGTCGTCTTGGCCTCGACCCAACTTTCCGCGGCCTTTGTCCAAGTGACCGCCTTGCGCGGGCTGGCGATGTTGGCCAGCCGCATGAGGCTATCGACGCGATGGGCATACCATTGTGCCGTCGGTTTGACCGAACGAAGTTCCCGCGCCGTCCGCTCCATGTCGTCGGCAAAAGCCTTGGCTGTGCGTTTAGGGGTTGTTTTGTGCGGTAGCTTGGTGCTACGCATGGTGAGTCGCCAAAAGCCGCCAGACGGGCTTTCCGGCGCAGCAACCCACACTCTCATGCGGGCTATCCAGTAAGGTGACTTGGGGAGGGTGGTAAGCGATGCCATAACGAAGTGAAAATTAGCACTATTAGTTATGCAATGAAATACCTAAAATGTATGCAAAATTGTCACGCTTTACTCTGTAACAGAAGGGAAATGACCAGTTATGGGTTCAAGTGAATCGGGCCTGTTTTACTCTGTTAAATGATCGCGTAAGGCCGGAGTTAGCACACCCAGTTAACACTCATTTTAGATATTGCATACGCTTTAGATCCGCGTTTGACTAAACCGTATGCCTTACGCCGACCGCGATGAGCAGCTTGCCGCCATGCGGCAACGCTACGCCGAGCGGTATGCCGGTGACCCGAAGTTCCGTAAGGCCGAATCCAAGCGCAAGGCCCGCTACTACGCCGAGAACCCAGCCTACCAGCGCCGCGTGAAGCGCAAGGTGAAAGCCCGACGGGCCGCGTGATATTAAAAAGATGAGACGGGTTGGACTGTAAATGTCCGACCCCTGTTGTTACTTTCGCGGGTGATATGGAACACCAAGCTATTAAACTCGTTTTGCAAATCGCAGAAAGGGAGGGTTTTACCCCATCTGAATTGTTGGCCAGCGCCATTGACAACTGGCAGACAGTGCATGACAGTTGCCGACATGAAAAAGAAAACGACGAAGGACGGGAGGGCGGCGGATCGTGTCCGCAAGACGCTCTCCTTGCCGCAGGATCTGACGGCCCGCATCCAAGAGGTGGCCGACGACAAGTATGCCGGTGACTTCACAAGGGCCACGCTGGAAATTCTGGCCACGCGCTATCCCGAAGCGCGGCAGTTCCTGCGCGAGAACACGACCTACAAGCACAGCCGGAAAAAATAATTTTGGCTCCCCGAACTTTTTTTATTTTTTGCTATTGACTGTCCGACACTCCAACGGCAGACTGTCAGACAGTTGATGAATTAATCGTCAGCTATCCACACACAATGAACATACAAAACACAACGACGGGCGCTGGGACTTCCGCAGCGCAATACCGCGATGGTCAAACAATCCGCCTTCCAAAAAATTGGACGATGGAATTTGTGATGAATTGGGATGCAGACGAGCCGTATTTGCAGGCGTTCGTCTATTCGCCACGCGGTCGCAATCAAGATGGCGCAAGCCTCAACGCTGCTCGCCATGAAGGAACGACGACCGGCCAAGAAATGCATGACATTCCGCAAGAGGTCATGGCCGCGATCTGCGACGAGCGATTCGACGGATACGCCTAACCACCCACGCGGGTTCCACCCCCGCTTACATTTTAGCCCATGCCCACCACCGAACCCACCATCCGAAAAACCATATCGTTCCCGCGCAGCCTCGCCTTGAGGCTGGCCGCGGATGCGAAGTCCGAGCGCCGCCGGTTCTCGCCGCAAGTGGTTAAAGCCCTTGAGGACTTTTTTGCGCCCGTAACTGTCAGACAGTCCAAGGGAGGCCAGCGATGACGCTCGTCGATAAAGCCCGCAACGCCGTCCCGCGGAACGGTCGCCACAACTACGACCAACTCGTCGAGCCGGTCGCCATCTTGCGCCGCAAGGGGTGGAGCTACGCGGACATCCACTACTGGCTGCTGGAGGAGGGCGAACACATTCACCACGACCCAGTGACTTTTGCCTCTGCCATGTCGCAGCGGCTTAAACACAAAGCAAAAACACAATGAACACACCCGAACCCCAATACCAAATCGCCCCGCTGACGATGATGGAACTCGTCGCCATCCGCGTGGCTCTCAAGCAGGACATCTGCCGTTTCTTTAAGTGGCGGCACGACGCCAAGTGGCGTCAAACGATCCGCGAGTGCATCGCGGCTTACCGCAAAACGGAGCGCATGGAGGTGACACTGTAATGGACTACCTCCTCGTCGCCCTGCTCGCGGCCATGTGGCTTTGCACCGTCATCGGTGCTTACAGCGCCGGTTGGATGTCCGGCTGGGACAAGTCCCAAGCGCACACCAAGTGGAACCGCTGGCTGCTCCGCAAATACGAAAACCGCTCCGTCCGATTTTAGGCATGCACCAACCCACAAAACAAAACCCGCCCCCGCAGCATGCCGCGGAGACGGGTCACACAATGAAAGACCAAAATACAATGCATACAGAAAGTGGTCAACTCACGTTGGCCAAGCAAAAACCGGTCGAGATCAGTCTCGACTCCCACGGAGTGCAGTTGCGCTCTTTTGATGAACTTGGCCGCTTTTGCAAGGCGGTCGTGAACAGTGGCCTCGCGCCCAAGGGCTTTAGCAGTCCCGAGGCGGTCATGGTCGCTGTTCAGCATGGCTTGGAACTGGGCCTCGCGCCTATGCAGGCGCTCCAGTCCATCGCCATCATCAACGGCAAGCCCTGCATCTACGGTGATGCGGCGCTGGCGCTCTGCACCGCCCACCCGTCGTTCCTCGACATCGAAGAGACGGTTGGCCGCGACAAAACGGCTGAAGGTCACGTTGCCACATGCATCGTGAAACGCCGCGACCGCAGTGCCGTCGTCCGCACGTTCAGCGAGGCTGACGCGAAGAAGGCGCAACTCTGGGGCAAGAGTGGGCCTTGGCAGCAATACCCCAGCCGCATGCTCCAGATGCGGGCAAGATCGTGGGCCTTGCGCGATGCCTTCCCCGACGCGCTGCGCGGGCTGGGCATCCGCGAAGAGGTGGCCGACTACCAAGTGAAGGTGGCCCGCGGGCGCGAAGTCGCGTCCAGCGTAGTGCTACCGGAGCCGACAACCGCCGCGGAGTTCTTCGACACCGCCGCGGAACCGTCGCAACGCGCCGCGCTCAACGACAAGGCGACCGGCGAACTGTTCGCGGAGGTGCTGAAATGAACAGCGGCATCCTCTCGTTACCGGAAGGCCAGTATCGCGCCGCCGAAGGCATCAGCAAGTCGCTGCTCGACTGGATCGCGCCGCCCAAAACGCCCGCGCATTTCAAGGCGAAGCTCGACGGGCTGATCCCCGACGAGCAGACGCCCGCGATGCGCTTGGGAAGCATGATCCACCGCGCCATCTTGGAGCCGGAGACTGTTTCCGGCGCGTGGGTGGTCAAACCCGCGGGCATGAACTTTGCCACTAAAGAGGGCAAGGAATGGAAGGCCGCGCAGGACAAGCCGATCATTACGCAAGAAGAGGCCGACACCATCACCGGCATGCGCGACAGCGTCTGGTCGCACCCCGCGGTCAAGCGCGTCTTGGACAACGCAAGGACGGAAGTTTCGCTATTCGCAAATGGCGAAGACGGCGTCCTTCGCAAAGCGCGGATCGATGCGCTGCCGGAGGGTGGCAACGTCATCGTGGACATCAAGTCCTGCCAAAGCGCAGATCCCGACCTCATGGCCAAAAGCGTCGTCAGTTATCGCTACGATGTGCAGGCCGCGTATTACCTCGATCTGTGCGCGTTGCTGGGACTCGACAAGACGGAGTTCTTGTTCGTCTGCGTGGAGAAGACGCCGCCGTTTGCGGTCGCTGTCTACGCGCTCGACCAGCAGGCCATTGAGTGGGGCCGCAAGCAGTATCAGCGTGACCTCGCGCTGGTGCGGCACTGCATGGCCGAAGACCACTGGCCGTCGTTCACGACCGACATCACTACGCTGGGGTTACCGGCGTGGGCGGCAAAGCAAGCGGAGGCCATTGTATGACAACGCGAGAGATTTGCATCGAACTAATTCAGTTGCAGGAGGCGTTTGACGAGTGGGCATCCGACCTTGAAACGCGGGGAATATCCATGAGTTGGCAGCTTTGGCTTGTTGACATTGTCTGCGACCTTGTGGGCTTTCCGCGTGGAGAAAAGCGCGAATGTATTCCAGACACATTCTACGACCAGTTTGTGTCTGGAAAGTTTCACCCAAGGCACGCCGAGCAGTTTGTTGACTATATAACGCAACAAGCGGAGGCGACAAAACGCCAATGAGCGACAAAGCCTACGTTCCGAGATGGAGCCGAGGCATCACGCCCGCGGACTGGCGTCAGCGTCTAATGGCGCTGGCGCTGCCCGTGCGGCACGCCGCGGCGCGGATCGTGTGGTGGGAGACGCTTTCCCTCCGCATGGTTCCCGACCGCAGTGATGCGCTCGACGACATGCTGAAGCACGGCGCGGAGGTTCCCGACCAAGACCTTCAAGCCGCCCTCATTCAAATCGGTCTGCCGGAGGGATTTGTTCGCCGCCGGATCACCACGCCCAAACCGCGCCCACCGCGGCGCAAAAAACAACCCACACAATGATTACTGCAATTATTAACGGCGACCCACCAACCGTCACCGCCCAGCAGAAGGGCGTGATGGTTCGCGCCGGTCGCCCCATGTTCTTCACAAAGAAAAAGGTCAAGGACGCGCAGGACGCGCTGGTCTTGCAGCTTCGGCAATTTAAGCCGCGGCAACCAGTGGAGTTTCCGGTGCTGATCAAGATCAAGTTCGCCTTCCGCGTGACCAAGGCGCGGCCAAACGAGCGCATCCACGCGGTGCGTCCCGACCTCGACAACTTGTGCAAGGGCGTCTTGGACGCGCTGGTTCCTGCCGGATGGATCGCAGACGACGCGCTGGTGGATCAACTGGTCGCGGAGAAGTGCCGAACCGGCGACCCGTATTTGGAAATCACGATGAAGGAGCGTCTATGAAACTCGACGCCAACTTCATCACCCACTGGAAGACCGAGCGCCTGCTGGAAGCGTGCGGGCCGACCGCGGTCTTGGGACTGCTCCGGCTTTGGGGAGACGCGCAGAATAAGCGCCAGTGGCGCGGTCTGACGCTCAACCCGCGCAAGTTGGCCGCGATCATGCGCCACGATGGCGATGCCGACGCGCTTTGGGCCGCGATGACCGACAAGGATTCGCCGTGGCTCGACGAGGAGCCGGAAGGCAAGTGGGCCATTCATGGCTTCGACGAGCATAACCGCCAGCTACTGCACCTTTGGGAAGCCGGTCGAAAGGGTGGCCGTCCGTCTAAAGACAATACTAATACTGATAATGGTAGGGTAGGGCTTGGCGCATATGCTAACCATATGGTTTCTTCATCGCCGTCTACAGAGAAGAAGGATGACGAGGAAACCATAAGCAAACCATTTGGTAACCATATGGTTTCGGTGGTTACCACGCCGACGCTGGAGGAGTTCAAGATTGCGGCCAGCATGATGATGGTCGAAGAGGCCATTGCCGAAGAGGTCTGGCATGACAACGAAAGCCGCGCCATCGCCCCGACCGGCGAGTGGACGGACTGGAATGGACGCCCGATTCACAACTGGCGTTCCAACTTGAAAGCCAGAGCCGCCCAGATTGCGCGTAAACGCCCCGCCACAGCTTTGACTAAACCCAAGGGGGTCTGGGATGCCAAACAGGGCATCGACGCCTTAAAAGCGAAGCTGGAGCGAATGAAAGGCGATCCCCGTTTGCGACAGCATAAAGCGCAGACGCCTTGGGAGACGGAGTGGAAGCCGGAGGCCAAGGCCGAGGTCGCCCGCATCCGCGAGAAGATCCGCGAACTGGAAGGGGTGGTGGCAGCGTGAGCCAAGAATTTTTCAACGAGGACGCCACGATCCCGCAACTCATTGACCGAGGGGTGCAAAGAATATGGGTAGACCATAAAAATCGCGTTCTGTGCTTTGTGCTGAATAAAGACATCTATTTTTCTCCAGACTTCCCTTTTGATCTAACTTGTGAGGAGGCCGGAAAATTGATGGGCGACGTTTCCGAAGCGGTGTGCAGCGATGATTGCATTTGACCACACCCATAAAATCGCAGGATGCCCAACAGTCTGGAGGACTTCATCGCCTACAGCATGCAGGACGATGAGACAGCAGTGATGAATATCCTTGCCGAACACTGCCCGCTTGTTTCGGACAACGCCGTCTGGGCGTCCGACGTTCACAATACCGGCGAGGTCATCGCGTGGATTCATCGCAACCCGCAGCATTTTCGGCGTATCGGTTTAGTCAAAACCAAAAAACGATGAAACTTTCCGGCGGAATAGGCTGTGTCAACGTGCATGTGGCAATCGCCCGACATGTGTGTGGGGGCCGTCGCGGTATGACGCTAACCGCGACCCGCCGGAACCTTTTCCCATGATGCTGGAACTCGCACGCCCGTTCCCCGTCGAGACTCCCATTGGCTATGGCTGGGCGATCATCGTGTCCCGCGAGAGCAATCTGGCCAACGACGTTTGGACATGCGCGATGGAACGCGACGGCGCGATCTGCCACTTCCGCAGCGATCAAATTTCAGCACTGCCCAACGGCACGCTGGATATCCGAACCAACAACACAAACACATGCAATACAACGATGACAACCGAGGCGCGGCTTTCCCGCGCCAGAGCGATAATCCAAAAGCTCCAAAGTGGTCTGGCCCCGTCAAAATCGAAGGCCGCGACTACGAGATCAGCATCTGGGAGCAAACGAGCAAAAGCGGGAAGGACTTCCTCTCGCTGAAGTTTGGCCCGCCGTGGCAACCGAAGGAAAAGGGCAGCAACTACAACGCACCGAAACCGGCGGCACCGCGGGTGACGGACGAACCGGCGACTGACGACGATATTCCGTTCTGATGCCTTTGTTTGAAACAGCACAGCACCGCGAGGTGGAGGAGCGGATCATCCGCACCGCCGCCGAGGCGTTTAAGTGCGAGGCCGCGCCCTGCTCTAAAGCGTATTGCGTGGATGCTGTGCTGTTTCGGAACGGGCGGGCTGTGGCGTTTGCCGAAGCCCGTCAGCGCAAGGACAAGGACGGCGAACTGCTTTCGATTAACAAATACAACACACTGACATGGAGCGCCCAAAAATACGTCCACGCGATGCAGATGACCGACCTCTTGCCGGTCGCCTTTTGCGTCGAATGGCTGGAGGGCATCCACTACATGATGATCCAGCGCAAGCCGTATCCGGTGGGCTACATGATTCCGAACAAGGTGCGGTGGGAACCGGACAAGGAACCCGTCGTCCACATTCCGGTGAGCGAGTTCAAACTGATCGCACCGAGGGAATACTCATGGTGAAAAAACTATCAATGGCCGAACACGAAAAACTGGGGAGGCAAATCAGCGAAGTGAGAGCAATACTGATTAACGCGGCATGCACATTGCCCAACACCTACGGCAAAAAATCACGCGTAGGCAGGCTGGCAAGGCGGGCATTTGAGACGCTGCAAAATTTGCAGTGCGAGTTGGATGACCAAGTGTTTAGGGATCATCCGAAAGACGGAGCAACGCACATTTATTATCCGTTTCCACAAACCATAGTTGAGGCGAGCGAAGCGAAGCCGAATAAGATAGATCGGGTTAGTCAAAACGCGGTCAATGTTTTAGTTTGACCATCAGAGTAAAAAAGACCCATGCCAATCACTTCCGACAGCGAAATGGAACACCGCGTGAGCGTGGTGGCCGACTGGGTTTTAGAGGGTCGCCGCTACTCTGAACTTGTGTCGGCTATTGTCGGTGAGTGGAAAGTCTGCAAGCGCACCGCGGAAAGGTTGATCGAACGAGCCAATCCCATCGCCCGCGAGACGCGCATGAAGCAGAAGGAAACCATGATTGCCCGCGCCGCGGACAAGCTGGAGAAGATCCACGACAAAGCCTACGCCCGCGAGGATTGCAGCGCCGCGACCGGAGCCGTGCGCGAACTGGTCAAGCTGCTGGGTCTGGCCGAGGCCGAGAAGCAGGAGGTTAAGCATGACCTCACCGACGAGTTTGTTGGCGTCTTCCGCGGGATCGTGAAAGCCAGCGACAAACCGGCGTGACGACCGACGACTTGGCCAACCCGCTCTGGCGGTTGCGGAACCTCTACCACATCAAGCAGGCGAGCGACGGGCGGATCATCAAGTTTGCGCCGAGGCCGGAGCAGCAGCGGGTCTACGACATGCTGTTCAAGGAGGGCGTCAAGCGCCTCATCATCTTGAAGGCCCGCCGTCTGGGCATGTCCACCGCGCTCGACGTCCTGCTGACCGACCAGATGCTCTGGAACGCTGGCACACAATGCTCGTTGGTCGATCAAACCGCGGCGGATGCCGAGCGCAAGTTGGCCACCATTGCCAAGGTCGCCTTGGACAATCTCCCTCCGGTCGCCTTGCAGTGCATCGAGAAGGTGCGGGACAGCGGCAGCATCCTTGAGGTCAGCGTGGCCGGAGAGGCCGCGTCGTCGTTCTTTGCCGGTCTGCGAGCGCGTGGCGGCACTAACAACTGGCTGCACTTGAGCGAGTGGGGAGTCATCCAAGCGGACGACCCGCGGCGCTCCGAGGAAATTCTGACCGGCGCAATCCCGTCCGCGGAGCATGGCCGGATCATCATTGAAACCACTTGGAAGGGTGGGAGAGGGGGCCACCTATGGGAAATCGTCAAGGGAGCCTTGGAGACGCCGGAAGCGGCCAAGACGGACAAGGACTGGCGCGTGGTGTTCTTCCCGTGGTGGAAAGATCCGACCTATGTGGTCGAGGGCGATGTGTCCACGATCAGTCCAGCGATCAGTCAATACTTGGACAACATGGAGCAGACGACCGGCCACACGTTCAGCCCGCAGCAGCGCCTCTGGTATGACCGCCAGTCCCGCGACCTTGGCCTTTTCATCTACCGCGAGTTCCCGACAACGCTCGACGAGTGTTTCAAATCGCCGGTCGAGGGCGCGATCTACGCGGGCGAACTGGACAAGCTCCGCGCCTCCGGTGCGATCAGCGCCTTCAAGATCGACAACTCGACGCTCGTCCACACCGCGTGGGACTTGGGTTCGCCGGTCAACACCGTCGTCTGGTATTTCCAAGTGATCGGCGGAAACGAGGTGCGCGTGATCGATTGCGACATGGATCTGGACATGACTCCTGTCCAGCGCGTCGGCCACATGCTGGCCAAGGGATATAGCTACGGGGCGCACTTCCTGCCTCACGATGCCGCGGCGACTCGCACCAGCGGCAAGGCTGACGCCCAAGTCTACACCGAGGCCGGTCTGGCCAACGTGCGCGTCCTACCGCGGACGCATGACATCTGGATCGGGATCAATGCCTGCTTGCAAATGTTCCCGCGTTTCAGCTTCCGCCTGCCTGCCTGCGAGCGTGGCTTGGATGCCTTGGCCAACTACGCCTACAAGCGCAGCAGCGCGACCGGCATTGTGGTCAACGAGCCAGTCCACAACTGGGCCAGCCACGCCGCGGACGCGCTTCGCATGATAGCCGAGGCCGAGATGGCAGGGATGCTCAAGACAGGCTTTGCCAAGCCGCGCCCGACCGTAGTGACAACCGGCATCCGCGACTTGGACTTCAACCGCAGGACAATCGTGAGACGATGACGCCGATCGAAAAGTGCAAGATGCTCTACACCGCGGATTCCCCGCGGACGTTTGAGGAAGACATGATGGCGCACCTTTCGCATGGCTGTTTTTTCAGCACGCCGGAGTATGTGATGATGGCGCGTCCGGTCTGGAGCAAAGCCGCGCAGGAACAGATCAACGACGTTTGGTGCGCCTTTCCGCCGCAACTGCACGATGCGTGGTATGTCTACGCTTTTGCGCTGGCGCACGACCAAGGCTTGCAGGGTTTAGTCAAAAAACTATTGCGCCACATCCCGTTTTATCTTCCGCTGATCACATGGGAGCGAAGCGGTCATCCGCTGACTTTCTTTTCGACCGACAAACTCATCCAAAAATATGCGATTCTACAACTCGTCCAAGATTGACCAAACATGTCGTTGCCACTTTGGCGGTGGAGCCAAGACGCCGCCCGCGCCTCCGGCCATGCCTGCGTTCCAAGCGCCTCCGCTTCCGCCCCCACCGCCCCCACCGCCACCGCCACCGGAGGCCCAGACGATGGGAGCCAATGACGCCGCCAACATGCAGCGCAATGCCGCGGCCCGTCGTTCCGGCTTCCGCAAGTCGATCCTCGCGGGCGAAACCGGCGGCTACGTCAATCCGGCCACCGGAGCCAACAGCCTTCTTGGCTAATGGATGGAGCTAACTTTCCATCTGGCCGTCTTTGCGGTGGGCATTGTCCTGCTGATTACCGCGGCTAACGACCCCGACATGTGGTGAAAGACAACGTCCAACTGGCCGACTGGGTGCTGGCAAGGAACCAAGACTTGGGTTCCGAGCGGGCCTCATGGGACACGCATTGGCAGGAGTTGGCCGAGTATTTCCTGCCACGCAAGGCCGAGATCAGCGCCAAGCGCAGTGTGCCGGATAGCTCGCGCTACGATGTCCTTTTCGACACCTCTGCCGTCCAAGCCGCGGCCACGCTGGCTAATGGGCAGCTTGCCTACATCACGCCTGCTGACAGCCGGTGGTTTGTCTACGAGCCGCCCAAGGGGGTCAACAGCGACAAGGCCAAGCAGTGGTATGCCAAGTGCAGCGAGATGACCCAGTTGCTCTTGGCCACCAGCAATCTATACACCGAGGTTCACGAACTCTACTACGACGACTCCGTTTTCGGCACCTACTGCATGTTCGTTGAGGCAGGAATGTCGCACCCGCTCGTCTTCCACAAGTTTGACATCGGCACCTACAGCTTGGCCGAAAACGACGAGGGTCTGATCGACACCGTTTTCCGCGAACTGGAACTGACCGTCCTGCAAGCCGCGGACAAGTTTGGCGAAGACAACCTTGCGCCCGCCATGCAGAAGAAGCTGCAAGAGATCCGGCGCACCGGCAAGGGCGGCACCGTCAAGCACCGCTTCGTTCATGCCCTCTACAAGCGCGAGGACAACGACCGCGACCGCAACAAGGCCGACGGCCCGAACAAGCCTTGGGCGTCGGTCTACGTTGACCAGAGCAACAAGCATGTCTGCCGCAACTCTGGTTACGACGAGAAACCTTTCTTTGCCGGTCGCCACGTTAAAAGCCAGCAGGGCGTCTACGGAGTATCTCCGGCATGGATGGCGCTACCCGAAGCCCGCCAACTCAACTTTTTAGCCAAGCAACTTGACGCCCTCTCCGAGATCAAAGCGTTCCCTCGTCTCCTCATGCCCGCTACGCACGAAGGGGAAGTCGATTTGCGCTCTGGGGGCGTCACCTACTACGACCCCACGCAACCCAACGCGCTCCCGCAGGAGTGGGCCACCGCGGGCGACTATTCTATTGGACTCGACCGCGAGGCCCGCAAGACCAACGCGATCAATACCGCCATGCATGTGGATATGTTCCGCATGTTCGCCTCGATGGAGCGCACCAACATGACCGCGACCGAAGTGGCCGAGCGAGCCAGTGAAAAGCTGGTGCAGTTTTCGCCTTCGTTCACCCGCAAGACGACCGAACTGCTTTCGCCCATGCTGCGCGGAGTCTTCGGGATTCTTATCCGCAACGGGCATTTTCCGCCGCCGCCGCAGGACGCGATCCAAATGGACGCGATGGGCCAGCCTATGCTGCCGGAGCCGGAAGTCAGCTACGTCAGCAAAGTGGCGCTGGCCATCCGCGCCATGCACAACCTTTCCTTGGCAAGGACAATGGAGCGCAACGCGATCATCGCCCAAGTGCGCCCCGAAGTGCTGGACAACTTCAAATGGGACGTCATCGCCCGCGAAACCGCCCGCAACGACGGACTGCCCGCCGACTGGCTGGCCGAGGAGAACGAGGTCGAAGAGGCCCGCGCCGCCCGCGCACAGGCGCAGGCGCAAATGCAGCAGCAGCAGGAGATGCTCACGATGGCCGAGGCCGCAGGCAAAGCCGGTAGCGTCAAGCAGGACAGCGCCCTTGGACGTTTGATGAATCAAGCCACCGGAGTGTAGCCATGCCAAACCGCCCTCGCCGCTAATGACACCAGACAAAGAACTGGAGCGCAGCAAGTCGCTTCAGCGCATCAACAACGCCTACCACCGCTGCTTCGACAACGAAGACGGGCGCGTTGTCCTCGACAACCTCCGCGCCTACTTCCGCATGAACCGGCCCGCCTTTGAGCGCACGCTGGGACGTCCCTTTGATCCGATTGCCGCCGCGGTGCGGGACGGCCAGCGCGAAGTCCTCCTTTTCATCGAACACAAACTTTCCCTGCCCGTCGTCGGTGATGCCGACGTCGAGCGTCCAACCACCGAAGTCCTCCGCTAAACGCGGTTTAGTCAAA